ATATGATAAAAGACCTATGCTAGGAATAGTCAAATAACGTTGAACATCAACGCAATCTAATATAATCTGGAGATCTATGTTACAAAAGGTTAATTTTGCACCTGGAATAAACAAACAAATTACTGCTACGGCTGCTGAAAGTCAGTGGGTAGATTGTGATAATGTTCGTTTTAGATATCTATTTCCTGAGAAGATAGGTGGTTGGAAACAGCTAGGAGCAGATAATGTAACTGGTGCTGCTAGAGGATTACATCAATTTACAAATAGTGCTGGTCAAAAATATTCTATCATAGGAACAAACAGAGTTTTATATGCTTATTCAGGTGGTGTATTCTATGACATCCATCCTATCAAAACTACAACAACGCTTACAAATGCATTCAGCACGACTAACGGATCAGCTATTGTTACAATAAATTTTTCTGGTGATCATGGTATAGAAGCTGGTGATATAATTTTATTAGATAATTTTACAGCCATTACAGATTCAGATTATGCAGCAGCAAACTTTGATGACATAAGATTTATGGTTACAACTGTACCCTCATCAAACACGCTTACTATTACCATGCCCTCAAATGAATCCGGATCAGGTGCAACAGAATCAGGCGGTATTAGAGTTAGACATTATTATCACATAGGTCCTGATGTACAGGCTCAAGGATTTGGTTGGTCGCTTGGATCTTGGGGTGGTCAGGAAGTTGGAGCAACATCAACAACACTTGCTTCTGGTATTAATGATTCTACAACAAGTATTACATTAAACGATGCATCACAGTTTCCATCTTCAGGCACAAACTTTATACAAATAGGTACAGAAGAAATTTCATACACAGCTATATCCGGCAACAGTTTATCAGGTGTAACAAGAGCAGTTAGAAACACAACAGCAGCAGCGCACTCTGGAGGAGACACAGTTACAAGTTCATCAAACTTTGTAGCATGGGGTGAAGCAGCATCAGGTGACTTAATTGTTGATCCTGGTATGTGGTCACTAGATAACTTTGGTGACAAAGCTATTTGTTTAATTGTTGATGGTGAGTGTTTTGAATGGAACTCTGCAGCAACTGATGCAACATCTACAAGAGCCACAATTATATCTGGTGCACCAACAGCATCAAGACACATGCTTGTATCTACACCGGATAGACACTTAGTGTTCTTTGGAACAGAAACAACGATTGGTACAAAGTCTACACAAGATAATATGTTTATTAGATTCTCTTCTGTTGAGGATATAAACACTTATACACCTACAGCAACCAATGACGCTGGTACACAGAGACTGGCCGACGGATCACGGATCATGGGAGCGATTAGAGGTAGAGATGCACTCTATGTTTACACAGACACAGCATTATTCTTAATGCGTTTTGTTGGTCAACCTTTTACATTTGCTTTCGTACAAGCGGGTACTAACTGTGGATTAGCTGGTAAAAATGCAGTGGTTGAAGTAGACGGAGCTGCTTATTGGTTATCTGAAAATGGTTTCTTTAAATACTCTGGTGCACTTGAATCACTTACATGCTTAGTAGAAGATTATGTTTACGATGATATTAATTTAGATTCTGGAAATCAAATGATTAACGCAGGATTAAATAACTTGTTTGGTGAAATCATGTGGTTCTATCCAACATCTAGTTCGTCTGTTGTAAATAGAATGGTTAGTTATAACTATCAAGACTCATCACCTCAAAGACCGATATGGACGGTTGGAACTTTAGCTAGAACAGCGTGGCAAGACTCTGCTGTATTTGGTAAACCTCACGCATTAGAATATGATGCTGATGGTGTTGAAGGAGCTACGTCAGCAACTTATGTACAAGGTAATACAGATGGTATTTCAACATACTATGAACACGAAACAGGAACTGATCAAATTAAAGCTGGTGTAACAACAGCTATTACAGCTAATATATTGTCCGGTGATTTTGATATCACACAAAGAATGGCAAGAGGATCTACAGTAGGCACAGCAGATCTTAGAGGAGACGGCGAATATTTAATGAAGATAAGAAGATTTGTGCCTGATTTTATATCACAAACAGGAGATACTAGAGTTACATTAAACCTTAGAGATTTTTCAAATGATGCAGCAGCAAGCTCATCACTTGGTCCCTTTACAATAACATCATCAACTAGTAAGGTGGACACTAGAGCGAGAGCAAGAGCTATAGCTTTAAAAATAGAAAACACAGGAACTAGTCAGGATTGGAAACTTGGCACGTTTCGATTAGATATACAACCAGACGGAAGAAGATAATGTCAATACAGAATTTAATTTTAGGTAGTTTAGTATCGCGAGGCGCTGATAGATTATTAAATCCTGATAGAGTTAGTAAAAATCAATTTAATTTATTAACTGGTGGTGGCTACACTGGAGAAGATGAGGACAATAAAGATAAAGGACCAACAACTTTTGGCGGTATAGCTAAATCAGGGATTATGTCTTTAATAGCGCAAGCTATTCTTGGACCCGTATTTGGACCATTAGCTTTGACTGTAGGTAGAAATTTTATGGACAAGAAACAACAAGGATTAGGTTTAAATCCTTTTGGAGGTTCTGGAACACCGGGTCCAGCTGGTATTATGTCTGGTAAAGTTCAAACATTAGATGGAAGAATAGTAGATTCTGATTCTGATGAAGCTAGAGCAGATTTAGATGCAAGAGATCAAGCTTTTCAAGAAACAGGAGATTATGACGAGTATTCTAACACAGTAACAACTGGACCAAGCCAACCTTCTTTTGATCCAAATAAAGATTATTATACAGGAAGTGATGAAGAGGATAGAGATAATGATTCTGGTGGCGGGGGTGGAACATCTTCGTCTGATCAAGGAGAAACAAGTTCTGATGCAGGATTTAGTGATTCTCCTGCTTATGATTATGCTAGAGGAGGGCTGGCAAGTTTATATAGATAATGGCAAAGATAGCACAAATATTAACAAGACCTAGTAAAGAATATAAACAGAACGTAGCTGATGCACAGGTACGAGACCTTGACGCTGTTATACAAAAGTTAAACACAACGTATCAACAAGACTTAAAAGATGAGGTAGAAGCATTTAACTTCTTTTTAAATTAATGGCTAATAGTTTTATAAACGCAAAAGCAGACTTAACAACAACAGATTTAACAACGTTGTACACGGTGCCTACAGCAAAGACAGCTGTCGTAAAATCTATTTTAGTATCTGAAGATGCAGGATCAGGAGCTAACATAACAGTTACATTGGTTGATTCAGCTAGTGCTATATTTAGTTTATTTAAGACCAAAGCTATAGCTTCCAATGCAACAACAGAGTTGTTGACTCAACCTCTTGTTTTGGAGGAAAGTGAGATACTAAAAGTTCAAGCCTCTGACGCAAATGAGCTGCACGTCATAGCTTCAATATTAGAAATACAGCCAAGAGAGGTAACAACATAATGCAAACAATAAAGCCAGAGAAGATAATAACGACAATATCTAACTTGAAAACAGGTGAAAAATACAATACAGATGAGGAATGGAAAGCAAAAGGCGTGCCA